GATGTTGTCTTCGAGAAGGTGGATAGCCAGGACAGTGCTGCTGTCAACGCCGCCGCCAAAAGATAAAATACGCATTAGGATGTCTCCGTAAGTTTTAGTTTCGCCGTACCATCGGCTCATCAGTGGATCGGTATCAGATCCAGACTATGCAGGTCTTGTTAATCTTGTTGGCCTCATTCCGCTTGTCGTTGGCCTCAAATACTCGCTGTCGATATGAACAGCACTTCGCCTATCCTGCCCTAGCACTTTTGACCGGCTAGTGGTCTCACATTTAAGCCTTCTTTCAAGGCACCCCGTGAGGGGCTTGGCGGGATTGAGTCGGCTCCCCGTCGCCGTGTTCGTTCGTTGTTTGTTTGTTGTTTGTTTATGAAGTTGGTGCCGACAATAAGTACTGGGTTTTGCTGTGCAACGACTAACGAAACACGAAACATAGACAGATGCTAGACATCCCCGTCGTACAAGGGCTAACGAAACACGTCAAACATGCTCAGATCGGGCGATTTAGGGGTAGTTTGCACGGAGTGCCCCTAAACCTGGTCGTTAGATATGGGTTGTGATGCGTGGTATTTGAGGTGCGATCAGGGGTGATCACAATGCGATCAGTGGCGTTATCAATATGAATCGAGGGAAAAGCGATGCGATGCGGCAAGGGTAAGTGCTCGAAAAGGGGGGGTAATGGATAAGTTGACACCAAAACAAGAGGCGTTCGCCCAGGCAGTGGCTGGGGGTAAGTCATACGCTGATGCATACAGAAGTGCATACGCCAGCAAGGGCAAGCATCAGACAGTGCATAGCGAGGGGTCGAAATTGATGAAAGACCCCAAGGTTGCCCATAGGATCGATCAGTTAATCGGGCTGAAGGAACGGGCTATCCAGCGCAAGGCGGTCTCGGACAGAGAACTGGTGGTAGGGAAACTGAGGCGATGGGTAGAGGACGGCGTCGATCCAACAACCCACGAAGAACCGACCGCTGCACAACTGCAAGCTGCCCAGCTACTGGGCCGCACAGTGGCTCTCTTTAGCGACAAGCAAGTGATCGAGAAGGCTGATCGATCAGCAGAAGATGTGGCGGCTGAGATCCAA